GTGATAGATGTCGTGGATGATTATTCATGGGTGCAGAGCCGGGTTCAGTTTGAGATTGCAGAGTCGAGAGCCGCGCTTGTACTTACCCAGTCTCTTCCGTTTGTTTGCAGCCGTCCCAGAGCGGTTTTTCACCCATATCCTGCTGGAGTAGATTGGTTCAACGAGCCGCTGCGATGCGAGCTTGACTCAAGAGACAGACCGTTAAAGGTGGGGATGATAGCGTCGGCTTTTGCGCACAAAGGTGGAGACCATAAGGGAGTGCTGATTGCCAAGGCCGCTTGTAAGGCAGTGGAGGGCGTTGAACTTATCGTAGCGGGGACAACGGTAAAGTATTCATTCGATAAGCTGAAAGAGTTCTATCAGGGAATTGACGCTTTCATGTGTCTGTCTAAGTCGGAAGGCTTTTCGAGTTCGACCGTCAACGCTGCCGCCTTAGGAGTGCCGATAATCTCAACACCCGTATCGCCTACCGAACCGTTCATTGGTGAGGATGGGGTATTCATTGTGCCCGATAGACGATGCGGAGACACAGAAGTATTGTCCGCTGTGACGTTCTGGTTAAGGACGATGAAAAACGAAAGATTGACCATATTCAACCGACTATGCCATACTAGGTGCATTGCAGAACAATGGCGAGCCGATCTTGTAGCAAAACATATCGAAACAGTCCTTTCAGGGCTGTTGTAGACAGGAGCGATAAATGGACAGTATGAGCAAACTGGGAGAGACTTGGAATAAACTTCACGCCGAGCATGGCAAGAACGCTGTTGACGGTGGAGTATCGGGCGGAAATGACGCCGCTTATCTCTATCACGGTTCGGTACTGGTAAAAAAAATACATGACATTGCAGGAGTAGCCGCCCAGAAGAACGTACTGGATTACGGGTGTGGCGACGCCCGTCTCGCTGTTACTCAGGTCAAGATGTGCGCAAATTTATCGCTGGCAGACGGCAGTCAGGAAATACTCAAGAAAGCCGACGCAAGACTGCCGGGTATAGAATCCTTCAATGTCACTTCGCCGAGTGGCCTTCCTGCTGATAGGACTTGGGATTGTATTTACGCTGTCGCGGTTATCTATCATCTGACAGATATTCAGGTCTACCGGATGCTGCTGGAAATGAAAGATCACCTGAACCCGAACGGGGTGTTCGTATTTGACCTCTGCAATTTCTACCATCCCGAATATATCGAACTGCTCAGACAGAAGGCCACTGTCGGTGATTGGTCTGAGCCGTGGCCGTGGGTTCCTCAGTCGGCAACGAATATCACCCACTTCGCAATGCAGGTAGCAGGTTACAGGGCCGTGCAGAGATTCGATAGCGATACGTCGCATGTCTGGCTGGCGGTCTGGAAATGACAGAGATCGTTGTTCCGATAGAATGGCTGACTAGATATCGCGAGCCGAATATGATAACTACTCTTGATATCACCACCATGCCGCATATGCCGTTTATCCGAACGGTGCTTGAAGGTGGCGACCATATGAAGACTTTATACCCGTCCAGGGTGAGTGAGAGCAAGACCGCCTTCGGAGTTCGCAGTATTCATCACGATGAACCTATACCCGGGCCATTTCCTGTCTATCTGTGGCCCGATGGAATGTTCAGCCTGTTAGATGGACAGCACAGGTGTTGTCGCTGGGCGTTGGAGGGAGCTGGATATGCGATTGTAAATCTGGACCCGGCGACTGGAATACATCCGATCTGGAAGAGCCTTGATTCTGCATTGCTTTCGATCTATCACAGAGCGATTCTTTATCAGGAAATAGAACATCCATATTTCTCATTCTGGCAGTTAGCAAGAGACCCGCGACGGTCGAAGGCTGTGCGCGACGCTCTTGAAAAACTGGTCGATGAATCAGTGTTGCCAAGGTACTCAAACGCTCTTGAGTTGGGCTGCCACTTTGGGCGAGTATCCCGCGAGATGTCGAGAATGGGCTTCAAGGTGGACGCAGTGGATCAGGACGACTTGGCTCTATCAATCGGGTCACATCTTAATTCCGTGTTCAGAACAGACGTGCGATTTGCTCTTGATGATATTATCAAGGTCATTCGACGTGGGCGCAACTATGATGTTACGGTGATTCTTTCGGTCGTGCATCACTGGCTTGAAACGGCGAAATCAAGGGCAATGGTGGCAGATTTGCTCGACAGGATCATCGCTCAGTCAAAGGTTATAGTATTCGATATTCCGTCCGTAGAGGGATCAGATAAGGCAAAGGTACCGGAAGGGCAAAGTCAGGAATGGATTAATGAGTTCTATTTGAGCCGCTTCACGGATTGTCAGGTAACGGATATAGGAACCTATGACGAACGGCACACCTTTGCAGCCGTTAATATGGTGAAGAAATGAAGGCCATTGAAAAGATAGCAGGCTCCGCTGCGTATGCTGTGGGTGTAGGCACAGCAATCGTAGCCATCGCCGATCTAGCAGTTAAAGCAGTCGGCCATGTTATTGACAAGATCAAGATTGCGTCAGAAAAAAGAAAACTGAAACGCATTCGAGATCGCCACTCAAACGACTTCAAATAACGAAAGGACAATTCAATGCAGATGAGACCAAAGAAGTATGCCACCGTTGCCAAGGTGATGCTCTGGGCATTGCTGCTTACTATCGCCCTGTTTTTTGTGAGCGCGGTTCACGGTTGCGTGGGGAGCTTCTACTCAGCCAAAGCCTACCTTGCGGAGAACATGTCGGCAATCGCTTCTGCCGGAGCAACATGCACTCTGGACAAACCCGATGAATACACAGTCTCGTTCGGCTGGACGTTTAAAAGAGACCCTGTTACGGGCCAGTACAATGAACAGTCGCTTTCTTATGTCACTGTCGGATTAATATGCAAAGACTTCACCGACGAATCAGGAAACGCTCTGGGTGTACCCAAGATATCGCACACCACAGTTACCTGTGACGTTACCAAGCTGCCCAGCGAGGGGCCGTGCGGCAACCTTGTCAGGTGGGGAATAATTGATACTGTCGCATCCATAATTGAAGACCGAACACGCGACAACTCAGGAAACAATATGGTTTCTCGCGAGTGCCGAATTGATGACGGTCGAATGGTCTGTCGATCAACTGCACGAATCAGGTCTTGACCGATAGCCGGTCAATGAGCAATAATAACCGGGTGGCAGTAATGCCGCCCGTTTACCTTTTGGAAAGGAAAACCGAAAATGATTCAACAGATAACAGGTACAAGGGATGAAATCGTAGCCTTTATGAACGACTCCGGCTTGACGCTCGCAAACGTCACAATGGTCAACGAAGGCACCACAAATCGCGTTGTCATGTTCTACGATGACGATGATATAAGCGAATAACAAAGGAGGCTGCTCGTGGCCCGAAGAACAACAGATGACAGATCCGTCATCGCCAAGGGGCTTGGCGGAAGACAGACGCGAAAGGCCGCTGGCGGTGGCGACTCGGTTGTATCCGGGCGTTCAAACCAGCCCATAGTCGGCGAAGAGTCAGCGGACAAATGGTTTTCCGCACACGGCGCGATACCCGTACCGTTCAACCCGAATGAACTGATAAAGGTCTTTGAAGAGTCAAACTGCCTGCGTCAGATGGTAGATGCCTACGCAGTCAACGTGTACGGAACAGGGTGGGTTATAGAGCCTGTAATCGACTTGGATTCAGAAGGTGCAGACCAAGAGGTATCGGATGCCATGTACGCAGAGCGACTGGATACATGGATAGCGGAAGGTTCGGAAGGCGACTTGCCGGAAGAACCTACCGAGGATGAGGTTGTGGACAGAATGAACTCACTGCGTCTGCAACTTAAAAGGGAAATGTTCATTGCGGAAGCATTCTTTCGGTCGTGTTCGGTTGACCAGTCCTTCATATCGCTCTGTCGTATGGCGGGAACGGATAAGGAAATCACGGGCAACGCCTACTGGGAATGCATACGCTCAAAGGACGGCAGACTTTCCCGCTTGTCCTTCATGCCGTCTACCCAGACCCGCCTTTGTGCCGTCATTCAGGAGCCGGTCGTGGCGAATGAAAGACGGTATGTGTCTCCGATCAAATATGAAGACATTGAAATCGAACATCGCTATCGCAGATACATGATGGAAGTGGCTCAGACCGTTGTCTACTTCAAGGAATTCGGAGATCCGCGTGTAATGTCGCGCAAGACGGGCAAGGTATTCAAGGATGAGTCCACAATGTATCGTGAACTCAATCTTGATGAAAACACCACCACAGACGGGCCTGCCAATGAGGTCTTGCATTTCAGAGTTCCATCAGTAAGGACGCCTTACGGAATACCAAGGTGGATTGGTGTGTTGTTGGAAATCATGGGATCAAGGGCTGCCGGTGAAATCAACTATGACTATTTTGATTCCAAGGGTATGCCACCCTTCCTGATATTGATGTCGGGTGGACACCTTTCTGCCGCATCGGAGAAGCTGCTGACCGACTTCTTTGCAGACCGTGTACGTGGACGTGAAAACTTCCATCGCGGGGTCATGCTGCAAAGCACACCGAATCTTGACGCAGATGGCAGACCACAGGATGTCAAGATGCAGATTGAGCGACTGTCATCCGAGCAGACGAAAGATTCTCTGTTCCAAGGTTACGATGCTGCGAATATCGAAAAGGTGGGAGCCATGTTCCGGCTGCCGCAGCTACTTCGTGGTGTTGTCAAGGACGTAAATAAGGCTTCCGCGAAGGCTACTCTACAGTTTGCAGAGGAACAGGTATTCGGCCCTGAGCGATTGGAATTTGACTGGACGGTGAACAATAACATTGTCAACGACCTCGGCCTGACTCTTGTAAAATTCCGCTCGAACGGTATTCAGACTTCCGATCCGGTCGTTCTGACAGAGATGATCGAAAAGATGATGAATTCAGGTGGACTGTTGATTAATGAGGCCAGACCCTTAATTACTCAGGTATTCAAGAAACGCTTCCCGCCGATAGACCAGTTCTGGGCAAATCAACCTATGGAGATGACAAAATTAGGGATTGTCCCCGACGATATGCAGCAGACTGGTGATATGACAGTCGCGGAACAGGGTGAAACCGCGCCTGACGGCCAGCGTACAGCACAATCGAGTGAAGGGCAGGCCGATGACACCCTTGCCGGAGCAATTGCAGGTTTAAAGCGAACTATTGAAGAGATAAAGTCAAAGGGTGCAAAGGTGCAGGAGAAAGAGCAGCAGGAGAAGTTGAAAGCCGCGAAGGGTATCGACGTTGACGGCTCTGTCGATAGCGGAGACGGCGAATGAAACTGTCAACCAATGACTGCACAAATACCGGCGCAGTGGTCACGTTGAAATTCGACAGCTATGAGGTCAAAGGGCCGATACCTAAAGCCGACTTCAAGGGGCTTCCGAAGGCAGCCGTGCTGACCATTCTCAAATCCGATGTGGGAACATATACGGCGGTCGGCAGGTGTCCGTTCTGTGGAGTTATCGGCATGTGGCCGAACATCATACTCATTGATGGGCAGCCAGACAGGGGACATATATTCAAGTGCAACTGTACCAAGTGCGCAAAACAGTGGAAGCTGGATAACGGGAAGGTCATCGTCAGATGAAGTCGTTTCCATTACTATTCGATTCAAGCCCGGTGATTCTCGAATCAGAGTCATCGGGCTTTTTTACTGTCAATCCGCACAACGAGCTTGGCAATGATTTAACACTCGCCCTGCTCAAGATGGGATCGAATAAAACGAACCTTCCGCAAGCGTTTCTTGGCAACGTGCTGATAGAGAAATCAGGCGTCGCCCTCCGCACATTGCCGGTTATGTCGGCAGACAATCCGGCAGTCGTGGCAGCGTCAAGAACCATCGCGGAAAAGCAGGGCAGTGTCGGAGTTGCAGTACCCATCTGTAAAATTGGCAATTCCGTTGTTTGGAAGAGATTGCGGAAAGTGGAAGCCGTCACCGAGGCTGAGGCTCTTATCAGGCAGATAAAAGAACTCGAAACGCTGCACGGAATTCTTGTCGATATGACCGGCAATGATATCGTTGAAAAAGCAGACAAACCGAATCCGATGACCAACGGTGGATTTACTCAATTGCAGAACAGCGTGAGGCGCGAACTGGTAAAGATAACGAATCCAATGGACGCCTCACAGTTGACGCAGATAATCAGGGCTACTGCCGGTAACGATTGGCTGGACAGCAAAGATAAGCGGGATGCTGTTGTCAAGGCCATTCGAGAGGCGATGCCGGATAGAAAAATTCTCAAAACGGGACTATCGAATTATCACAAGACGATGGTGGGTAAAGCGGAAGTAATTCACGAAGGCGTCCGTCAGAGCTTTGAAGAGTCTCAAAATATAGCTATTGACATGAGCTTATCATTGAAGGATGAAGAGGCAATCAAAGCACTGGTAACGTCGGGCGGATTATTCGTTCGCGATTCATACGGCAATCGGGCCGATATGATGTCACAGAAAGCCAAGACGATAGTCCAGTCGGGACTTGATAAGGGACTCGGCAGAGCGGATATCGCAGACCTGTTAAGAGCAAGTCTGGGCGAGACATATGAAGCGCACCGCAGGGGATATCTGAATGTGATATCGTCAACCTTTGTAAGCCGCGCTCGATCCCGCTCAATGGCGATAGGCTATCAGGAAGCACAAGTCGAATACGCTCAGATACTTGCAATTATGGATAAGGCTACTTCTGAAATATGCCGCTTTCTTGACGGTCAACAGATATCAGTCTCACAGACCGTCACCATGATGGACGCTGTTGACAATGATCCAAACCATGAGGCCGCCAAGTCAATAATGCCGTGGGTGCAGGAGAGCAAAAAGGGTCTCTTCATACCCGGCAAAGGCGTATTGGCATCGCGGAACGAGGACGGCACGTTGACACAGAACATCAAAGCTCGCGACTTCGGCAAGAACGGCATTGGATTCCCGCCCTATCATGGCAACTGTCGCACCACTACGATTGGCGTTACCAAGCGTATACAGGTTCAGGTTTCAAGATTGACACCAGTTATCGAACCTGAACAACCGCGCATTCCGGTTGCAACAGAGAGAATAACGACAGTTGCCAGACCCGCGCAGGAACAATATGGAATGGATGCGAGGCTCAATACTGTTATAGAAGGGTCCAAACTCAGTGTGATGCCCAGGTTTAAGGATAATTCGGAAGCCGCAAAATATCTCAACAATGTCTATGGTATTGACATGCCCGGATCATCCATAAGACACTATAGCGCTGAACAGATAAACGGTTTTGCCTCGGCAGTCGATAAGGTGTCAAGAATTTTCAATATCCCGGTATCTGGCAATCCAGATAAAAAAACAGCTTTCGGCAATTTGGCACTTAAATATCAGCCTACAGCGGCAAGATGGGGCGGATTATATTCGCGAAAAGCCGGTGTCAAGCCGTCGATAAAAATAAATCGGCTGCTCACCAATAATGATGCGAAGAACTATTTTAATATAGCCGAGAAAAAGATAACGGCAAAGCCGATGTCGGTACTTTTTGGAAATACTGCCGACGTAAGAACATGGTCGAGATATTCAACAGCATCGCTTTATGATAATGCCATTGAGGGTACGGCCATACATGAGATTGGTCATCATATTTTCAGTGAAATGTTTTCTATTAATGAACAGGTTGACGCTGTACAGTATTTGACCAAGTGTGATTTCTCGCACGTCAGTTTGTATGCCAGCGAAAATATGCATGAACTGGTTGCCGAATCGTTTGCATTGCACGTTTCGGGACGCGATAAAGACACACCGCTTGTCAAAGACGAAAATTGGAACTCTTTTGTCGGGCTGTTGAATACGGTTACTTCGAGAAAGAAATAGGCGCAAAGATGCAATACATAAATAAATGTCTTCTGTGCGTAAATAGAACCGCTGGAACAGATCGGTGCGAAGCATTTCCGAACGGAATACCCTCAGATATATTTATTGGAAAAACAGATCACAATGAGATTATTGAAGGTCAGAACGGAGATTATATATTCACCGCTATTGATTCCGCCGCTGCGGATTTTCTGGAAATAGTTCAGGCATAACCGAGCCTCTAAAATAATATTCTTGCACACTCCGGCGTTCGAGTGGTAGCATTTGAATATATTTAGATTAGACCATCACAGTAAACATTAACGAAAAGAACAGGGCAGGGCAGGGTAAGAAACCGCACGGAGAGGAATGACCTATGGATCATACTGTCAACAGCGCGTTGCGTGAATTGTTCTCTGACAGTCAAGGGTTTGAAGAGCTTTGCAGTGGCATAGCCCACGCCGTCGAATTGTCATTTTGGGGAGACCTTGAATTCGACCGAAAGACGGCTGAGGGCATGATTCAAATGAAGATGGAGCCGCCGGTTAATTACAAAACGACCAATGAGGTCAAGCGGCGATTGAGAATATGTATGGACTGGGCAGAGAGGCTGCGACGTGACTTGAAATGGTCAAGGATGCGGATAGTAGACACGATGCCGCTCGCACTGAGAAAGAGCCTTGACGGGCTGCCATGGGAACCGAAAGAACATCGTGACTCATGGACAGACCCCAAAACGATATAACAGGAGATGCAAATGGCGTTCAGAATAATTCAGAAGAAAAACGATAAGACACAGAAGGCGTCTGTGGGTGACACGCTTCGCGGCATTGCTACGAAAGCGGCGGAACTCGCAGACCTGTCAGATAAAGGCACTCTGTCAGACGATAACCTCGCGACAGGGTTGGCGACTATCGCCGAGCAAGTGACGGCCATTGCTGGCGCGTCAACTGGTAACACTACTGAAGAGGAGAAAGAGACCATGAAAGAAAAAGCCAAAAAGGCCGTTACGAATTTCGTCGAGAAGATGACCGAGTTCGTCTCCAAGATTCACAAGACCGACAAGGACATGACCGATGCGCAGGTGGCAAAGATTGATGAAATCACCGCTGCCATCGACGGCGTACTCAAGGAAGAGGATGATCCTCTGGCGAAGCTTACCGAGGCTGTCAAGGGGCTCAAGAGCGTAATCAAGGATGAAGAAAAGTCCGACGATGAAAAGAAGGCTGAAAAGGAAAAGAAAGAAAAAACCGACAAAGACAAGGACGCCGACAAAGACAAAGACAAGGACGAAGACGGCGACAATGAAGACGCCGATGACGATGAAGACGCCGACGGCGAAAAAGAAGACGATGAAACCGACAAGGAAAAAGCCGATAAGTCCAAAAAGAAAGTCGGCAAGTCCGCTGACGACGTGGACTGGAACGGCGACCTGAACAGCCATAAACGCGCCGAACGCACCTAAGCAGGAGGTAGTCGCCAATGGCGAAAACTACACAAGAGCTTCAAAAAGCCCTGAAACAAAAGATTGCCGCGATGAAGTCGGCAGTCGGTTCTATGACTGGCGACATTACTCTGTCGCGTTCGGCGGTGGGCCTGCTGCTTGACGTGCAGAATCTTACCAAACGTCTGCTGCTGACGAACGAGGATGACAATATCAAGCCCGTGTTGCAAAAGGCTGCTGATTATTTCGGCGGCTTTGACCTTTTGGGCAAGGGCAATATCGGAGACCTGTGCGTAGCGATAGAGTCGCTTGTCGATAAACTCAACAACAAACAAATAAAGGCCACCACTCAAAAGATCCTCAAGGAACTGTCTGACTTCAGCGGAAACCTGCAACTGGTGTCCAAGCCCGGATGGGATGAGTCTGATAATCAGTGGCGGTACAGGGTTCGGGAGCCTTCCGAGTTCAAAGAAGGATCATTCAGAACCGTGTCGATTACGGAAGGCGTATCATCTGTAATGGGCAAACTGTCAGAGTCCGAAGACGACACCATGACTATTCAGGCACTGCGTTTCTCGAAAGATGTATTCGAGGAAGTGCAGTCCGCTAAAGACTGGCTGGGTGAGCATTCTGAAATGACCAAGGCCGCTGGCGACGTGACATCAAAGGGCTGGACACTCGACCGGCTGGCGAATGTCACTAAAGCCGGTAAACCCCAGAAGGTTGCTCTTGACAAGGCCATGTTTGCGGAAGGCGAGGATATGGAGTCATTCCGTACCGCGCTCGAATCCGCAATACATGAGGTCGCGAGATCAACCGGAAAACTCGGCCCGCTGGATGGTGACGGATGGTGTCCGGTATGGCCCGAAGCGATCTATGAAGGCTCTGTCGTGGCGTATAATCATCGTGCGGAAAGACGCTGGCAGATGACTTGGACTCGTACCGAAAACGGTGGTTTTAATTTCGGTGAACCGGAAGAAGTATCGCGCCGGATTATTTACGAACCGGGCTTCAATGGAGATTCCAAGACCACACTCAAGGGCAAGGATCAGGCGCAGAAATCCTTTGACATCAAAATATCGGAGCATTTCATTGCCAAGGTGAAAAAGGGCAAGACTGAGACTGAAGAACGGTTTGTCATTGGTGGCGTTCTCGAACCCAACGACGGCGTTGACGGCCCTCTCAATCCCGACTCCGACGGTGACATATACTCTGCTGAGGATATCCGCAAGACAGCGCATGGCTGGGCAATGAAGGGCTTTGTACCCGGCATTCATCATCTGTCAGTTGCTAAGGGAAAGATATCAACCGTCGAATCCTATATCGCCCCGCAAGATCTGACGATTGGCAAGACCACTTTCCGCAAGGGGACGTGGATAATGGCCGCAAAGATTATCGACGATGATCTTTGGGCCAAGGTCAAAAAGGGTGAGCTTGCCGCATGGTCGATTGAAGGTCTTGGACTCAGAACGCCGGTAGAAGCCTAGGAGGAAGCCAATGAGCAAAAGTAAAATCACATCTAAAAAGGCTGTTGCCATTCGCAAGGCTAAAAAGAGCGATAAATCACAAGAGGTGACGCGACTGAGCGAGATTGACACTGATGAAGTGCACCTCGTTTTTCGTGGAGCCAACGGCATGGATTTCGCCGTTGTAAAGTCGGAAAAGAAAGCCGAGACCGCCGACTTGATTCAGGTTCTTGAACTTGCCGAAAAGCTGGCCGACGCGAAAGACGATGAACGCAAGAGTCTGGCCGTGAAGATGTTCGAGCCGCTGGCCGCTGTCGCAGGCGTTGAAGTTGTCAAGGACGATGACGGCGCGAAGGCTCCTCACTGGATGAGTCAGATGCGTGACCTTATGGGTACCATTTCTGAAACCCTGACCGTGCTGCGCGACACAAACGAAAAGAATACCAAGAGTAGCGGAGAGGAAAACCCCGACTACCTCAAAGTTCTTTTCAAATCCGCTGGAATACCGCAGGAGGCTGTGCAATCGTTACAGTCAATCGAAAAGACCAAAAAGGAACTTCAGGATAGGATCGAAAAGATGAACGCCGGTATGGGCCAAGTCGCCGAACTGGTTGACGTGGTGAAACGGCTTGGCGAGAAGATGTCCAGTATCGCCAAGAGGGTGCGGAACATGGAAATGTCACCCGTACAGAAGTCCGGCCTGCTCAACGACGAGGATAGACCCGCTGGCGAGGATGAGAAGATTGACTGGTCTGGCGACTTGACAGAACAACTGTCGAGCGTCGGCAAGCGAAAATAGTTCGATACTTTAACAGGAGGAATTGCACATGCCGATGTCGAATAAACAGCTTTTAAGAAAAGCACAGATTGCTCTGAGTGATCTTGTCGGTTCGGGTGGATACCTGAAACCCGCTCAGGCGAAAGAGTTCATCGTTCAGGCGATTGACGAATCTGTTCTGCTGCCGATGGTGTCCGTGTTCGGACTCAAGGCTCCGCAGATGCAGATGGACAAGATCGTCTTTGGCAGCCGTATCCTTCACGCCGCTACTGGCGGTGAGGCTCTGTCGGAAGCCAAAAGAAGCAAACCCACGACCTCCAATGTCCAGATGGACGCGAAGGAATTCAAGGCAGAAGTCCGACTGCCGTATGATGTCATCGAAGACAACATCGAAGGCGACGGCATCAAGCGCACATGCATGAGCATGATGAAAGAGCGCATCGGCCTGGACATGGAAGACATCATCGTCAACGGTGATACCAGTTCAACCGATGTCGATTACGCCGTTCTCGACGGAATCCGCAAACAGGCAGTATCGAACATTGTGGACGCAGGAAGCGTTACCCTGTCGAAAGACGTTCTGCTTTCCATTCAGAAGACCATGCCGACGAAATACATGCGTAACCCGAAAAAGGTCACGTTCCTTTCGTCCATCAATTCCGAGCGCAACTACCGCGACAGTCTGGCCGAACGCGCTACCGCAGGCGGCGACAAGTGGCTGGTAGAAGATGTTCCCGTTCTGTATTCGGGAAGCCCGGTCAAGTCGATTCCCGTCATGCCGGAAACTCTTGGCGACGGCAACGACGAGACCGAACTGCTGTACTGCGATCCGAAGAACATCCGCGTCGGTATCTGGCGCGAAGTTCGTTTCGAGACCGACCAGGATATCAGCGCAGGAGTGTTCATCGTGGTGTCCCGTGTGCGCTTCGACGTGAAGTTCGCCGAGGAAGAAGCCGTGGTCAAGTGTCAGTCCATAGCGATCTAATCGCTTAACGAAAACCAACAAACTCTCAGGAGGATCAAATGGCCGCTACAATTACAGCCGGAACCCAGTACGGTGGAGCCGCTTCTGCCGCGATCTATTTCAGAAAGGTGACGTTCCTCTGTGACGATTCTTATGTCACGGGTGGATACGCATTCGACGTTTACGATTATGTCCCGAAGGGCGCGCTGCCTGTCGGCGGGCACTTTATCCAGATGGGGCCAGTCACCCAGGTGGCATACAAGGCACTTCACGACCCGTCTACCAATAAAATGAAAGTCATGGCCGTTACATGCCATGATGGAGCGGCTCCGACAATCGCGGAAGTGGCGAACGGCACGAATCTTACTGGTGTGACATTCGACCTGCTCGCGATTACGGGCTAAGGGGAGGGTTCAATGGCTACTATAGCAAACGTCAATCGGCGCGGTCTGTCGGGCAGTGGTATTGCCGAGATTCACGCCAAGCCGTTTCTTGACCTTATCGACAGTCTCATTGCGGAGTTGAACGGTCGCAAGACTTTCGTCTCGACTGAGATCGTGGCCGACGGAACTGAACAGGAGATCACTCATGGTCTCGGTGCTGTTCCTACCAAGGTGGCCGTGCTGGGCGTGACTCATGTTCCTGATACCGGGTACGGTGCAGGTTCGGGCAAGCCGTACACGATCACGGAAGGAACTCATACGTCAACCAAGCTGAAGTTCACCGCCACGACCGGCGTCAAATTCAAGGTCATGGCGATGCTGATTCCGGCGTAGTCGATAGGTCTATCCCGTAAAGGGAATTGGAAATGAGCAATGAACAGAACAAGGCTGACAGAAACCGATATCCTGTCTGCAACCACGGCGATAACGTGCGTCATGGACAAGGGAGCCGCGAGCGATTTGAGAAAGTCGCTCCGCTCCCTTTTTCTGTCTGGCGTTTATTCAGTGGTAGTGGTCGATATGGGAGGCAACAGCGAATCTGTTCTGAAAGCACTTATGGACATGCCGTGGAAACAGGCTGTCTATTGTTCGGTCAGGATCATAACGAGCGATAATTTCTCTCGTGGACACCTTTGGAACTGGGGCGCGTCCAGGGTACGTTCTGACTATTTGTTATTCATGGATGCCGATATCGTCTGCACCCCTCGCATGATGTCGGCTTTGGCAAAACCGCTTGTCGAGAGAAAATCATCTCTTGCAATCGGCTCCACCTTCTATATGGATCAAAGGTCATCGGCTCGGTTAAGGGCCGATGATTCTTTTGTCCCCACCATTAAAACCGTTGATTGTGATGATACCATTCCCGGTTCGTCCATGCCGATAGGTGGCCCTGATGCCGTGCTGCTGTGCGATAGATACTCATTCTATTCGTGTGGTGGTTTCGACGGCGAACTTTACGACCATACCGTTGAAGGATTGGATCTCGTCGAAAGATGGAAAAGACAGGGCCGTCCGACTGTATTGGTGAGTGAGCCTGTCTTTCATCTGAGCCATTCGCCCAGACCGTACACCGTTTCACAGAAACGCCTTTCTACTATTCCTGCTGGCGACTTGAGCTTCTCGACAGCCTCCATAAAAGAGAAAGCAGAGCAGGTCGTAATCGTTAAGCGGAAAGTGGTGAAGGGCAACGCCGACAACGCGGTGAAAACGCCCGTTTTACATAGCGTGAGAAAAGATGGGAAATCAATCGTTATACTGTCCGAGTCACTGAGCATCGGTGGAGCGGAAAGAATGACGGTTGACATTGCCAATGCTCTTGCCGATAACGACAGATTCGGAGTCACGGTTGTTTTATCTCTTTCTGACACCGGCATATTCAGGTCGAATCTAAGCAGGAACGTAAGAGTTGTAGTCGCGCCTGATATTGACAAGACGATTGAGATTATCAAGGCTGAAAACCCGTTCGCTGTGCTGGCGAATAATTCACGCATGGCAATGTTTCATGCGACAAGAATAAAAAAGGAAACCGCCGTCCCATATCTGGCGACCCTGATTCATGGCTATTCCGAATGGTCGTTGAACCTTCTACCTAAAGAGGCTGAGGGCGTAGTTGACGAAGTAATAACGATATCTGCACATGCCAAGAGCGGCCTGCTCAAGATGAGACCCTACTGGCAGGGCAAGATTGCGGTCATTGAAAACTACACAGATACAGAAAAATTCATACCCGGAAAACGACCCGTTTCGATCCTCGACAAGTTCGGATGGAAACACGATGACCGGGTATTCGGATATATGGGCAGGATAAGCGGCGAGAAATCGCTCATCACGATGATAGACATATTTTCAAGAGCCATCGAATCGGTACCGAATAGCAGGCTGCTAATAGTTGGTGGCGTTGACGAATCGGTAGAGGCTTTCAGAGATTATTACAGGGGTCAGCTTGATACGTTGACACAGTATATAGCTCAGAAGGGTTTGCAGAATAGAGTCGGTATAACCGGCATCGTCGCAGACCCCTGGAATTATCTGCCTGCGATAGACCTGTTTATTATGACCTCGACGATGGAAGGCACACCGTTGGCACTGCTTGAGGCATTGGCTTGCGGAATACCAGCCGTCTGCACACCTGTAGGCACTATTCCGCACATATTGATGAATGGGTTTGGTGAAACATCCGGGCCGTCAGACGGGCGCGAGATGAGTGCTTCAGACCGTGATGGATTCGCCGAAGCAATGACAAGAGTCATGCTTGATCCCGAACGCTCTGAAATGGGCAGGAGAGCCAGACAGTATATTGAAAGCAATCATTCCATTGCGAGATTCCGCAATGATTTTGTAAGGCATTATGAATCCGTATGGGACGGGTTCAAT